AAAGACCCCTGAAATGAAGATCATGGGTATCGAAACAACACGATCATCGACTCCAAGAGTTGTTCGTGATGCTCTAACCGAAAGCATTTCGCTTATTATGAATGGTTCAGAAGAGGATATCATCAATTATATTGCCGACTTCAAAAAGAGATTCAAAACGCTCAAAGCAGAAGAGATTAGTTCTCCTCGTTCTTGCAACGGTCTAAAGGAATACCACGATCCTTCGTCTATCTACAGAAAGTCTACTCCTATTGCAGTTCGTGGTTCTCTTCTTTACAATCACCATCTTCGCAAGAATGGAATAGACAAGAAATATCCTATTATCAACGAAGGAGATAAGATCAAATACATCTATCTTCGTAAGCCAAATCCAATTGGAGAGAATGTCATTTCCTTTGTTAGTACCATTCCACAGGAGTTCTTACTCTCCAAGTACATTGATTATGACACCCAATTTGACAAGGTGTATCTTGAGCCTCTGAAGGCTATTCTTGATGTCATGGGTTGGCAGACAGAAAAAACAAATAGCCTTGAGTCTCTCTTTGGCTGATCTCAACTACATACAGTAATACCATGAAAGGAAAATATTATGGCTAACAAAGACAATGTTCGTATTATCAGATTGACAACAGGTGAAGAGGTTATTTGTAAGGCAGAAGAGGCAACAGGACATGAAGGCAAGGGATGGTTCATCAAGGATGCCCTTCTTCTCGTTCCTGTCAGTCTACAGAATCTCTCTATGATTCCTTGGCTTGCCTATGCAGAGGTTCCAGAGGATGGAATCCACATTCCAGAGAAGATTGTAGCATTCTCGGTTGTGCCACAGAAGCGTCTTAAGAGCGAATACGAGAAGGCATTCTCCAAGATTATTACTCCCGATGTTGGAGATGTTCTTGGAGCCGATGTTTCTAATCTCAATAAGTTGAGAATCACCGAATGATGTCAGATAGACAAATAGATTATCTATTGGGTCTTCTCAAAGAGAAGAGTGTTCGCCTACATGAAGAGCATAAGTCTATACTCAAGTCAAAACACTTGGGTATGCTTCATGTTAATGCAATTCTTGAGGCAATGGAAACAAATAACAGTCTTATTGTGACATTAGAAAAAATGAAGAAAGAGGTAGATAATGGGGTACTTGGACTCAATCATTAAGAATTCTGGTAATAAGTTTGCATCGGTTGTGGAAGATGGGGTCGAAGCAGATGTGAATGGATTTGTAGACACAGGCTCTTATGTTTTCAATGCTCTTGTCTCTGGTAGCCTCTATGGAGGAATTGCCAGTAACAAGATCATTGCTCTTGCGGGAGAATCTGCGACAGGAAAGACCTATTTTGCACTTGGAGTTGTGTCCAAGTTCTTGCAGGATAATAAAGAGGGAGTGGTGCTGTACTTTGATACCGAACAGGCTGTTACTTCAGAGATGTTCAAATCCCGTGGAGTAGATCCAAAGCGTGTTGCAGTGTTTCCTGTTGCCACGATTGAAGACTTCCGATTCCAAGCCATCAGCATTGTTGATAAGATTCTTGAAGAACCAGCCGAGAAGCGCAAGCCTGTAATGATTGTATTGGATTCTCTTGGAATGCTTTCAACGAGCAAAGAGATTCGTGATACAAGCGAAGGCAAGGAAGTACGGGACATGACCCGTTCACAGGCTATCCGTTCTACCTTCAGAACTCTTACACTGAAGTTGGGCAAGGCTAATATTCCTATGATTATGACCAATCATACTTATAGTATCATTGGTGCTTATGTTCCGACAAGGGAAATGAGCGGCGGTGATGGCTTGAAGTATGCTGCTTCCACCATTGTTTATCTTTCCAAGAAGAAGGATAAGAATGCAGATGGAGATGTCATTGGAAATATCATCCATTGCAAACTCTACAAGTCTCGTCTAACGAAAGAGAATCAGCAAGTAGATGTTCTTTTGAATTATGAAAGTGGTTTGAATAAATATTATGGTCTTCTTGATATTGCACTGAAGTATGGCATATTCAAGAAGGTTTCAACCCGTGTTGAACTACCTGATGGCAAGACTGCTTTTGAAAAGAATATCAACGAGAATCCAGAGAAGTATTTCACTCCTGATGTAATGAAGCAGTTGGAAGAAGCCGTTGGAAAAGAATTCCGATACGGTGGTGGATTGGACGAAGAACCAGAGCAAACAGAGAAGGTCTTGCTAAAAGAAAACGCATAAAATGGATTCTCTTAGTAAAGAAACTTTAGACTTCAGCATTGTATCCGATGGGGATACAGGGTATGCTATACGACTGAAGGGAAGCATATACGAGGGAATAGAGTATAGGTATACCCTGCTGAAGTTTGAAGACCGTCCGCTTGGAGGAAATCTTTATTTTGATTATGAGATAATCAAGAACCCAAACGGTGTTCCACTAACAGACGAGTTGAGAAACTTTGTATCGTTTATTTCTGAAAGACTTGTTCGTTCTGGTTTAGTAAAGGCAAAAGATGAAACGAATAGAAACAGTGATCTTGGAAGGACTTCTGTATAATGAAGAGTACACCCGTAAAGTGTTACCCTTTATCAAAGGAGAATACTTCCAAGATCCAAATGAGCGGATTGTCTTTGGTGCAATCTCAGAGTTCGTAGGTAAATATTCAGCCCTGCCTACCAAAGAGGCTGTGGGCATCATGGTCAAAGAAAGTAAGATCCTTACGGAAGAGCAGTTCAAGAAGTGCCGTGAGATCGTTGAGGCACTATCAGATGAAAGACAACTCCAAGAATGGCTCGTCAATGAGACAGAAAAGTTCTGCAAGGACAAGAGCCTATACAATGCCGTCCTCGAATCCATCCATATCATCGAAGGTAAGTCCAAGAACAAGACTCCCTCTGCGCTTCCTGACATCTTGTCAAAGGCGTTGGCTGTTTCCTTCGACACCCACATCGGACACGACTACATCGAAGATTCGGACTCCCGATACGACTTCTATCACAAGAAGGAATCAAGACTCCCGTTCGACCTTGAATACTTCAACACCATCACAAACGGTGGTGTCCCGCAAAAAACGCTGAATATCATTCTTGCGGGAACAGGTGTCGGTAAGTCTCTTTTCATGTGTCATCATGCTGCTAATTGCCTTTCTTTGGGCAAGAATGTATTGTACATTACTTGTGAGATGGCAGAAGAGCGTATCGCTGAACGCATTGATGCAAATCTCATGGACACTTCATTGGACGATCTAAAGGTTCTTCCAAAGGAGATGTATGACAAGAAGATGGAACGCATCAGGCAGAAGACACAGGGTAAACTCATAGTCAAGGAATATCCTACTGCCTCTGCGAATGTCAACCACTTCCGTATTCTTCTTGAAGAGTTGAAATTGAAGAAGCGATTCAAGCCTGATGTGATATTCATTGACTATTTGAATATCTGTGCATCTGCTCGTATAAAGATGACAGGATCTGTTGGTTCGTATTCCTATATCAAATCTATTGCAGAGGAACTACGAGGTCTTGCTGTGGAACAGAGTGTTCCTATCTTCTCTGCAACACAGACAAACCGAACAGGATTTACTAATACAGATGTTGGTCTTGAAGATACATCAGAATCTTTCGGACTGCCAGCAACGGCTGACTTTATGTTTGCCATTATTGCAACAGAAGAAATGGATAAGTTGAATCAAATTTTGGTCAAGCAGTTGAAGAACAGATATAACGATATCGCCACAAACAAGAGATTTGTGGTGGGAATCAACCGAGCCAAGATGAAACTCTTCGATGTAGAAGAGTCGGCACAGAAGGATCTTGTGGATACAACCCCTGCCCCACAGCCTTCAAAGAATTTTGGTGGGGGTAAATCAGACTTTCAGAGAAACGACAAGAACACAAAGTTCAAGGGTTGGAAAGTCTAAAGGAGATAGTCATGCGAGATGAAAACAAGGAAGAGAAGAAGATCAAGAGCATTATCATAGATTCCGAACTCAAGGAATGGGAAGAGTGGGGAAATAAATGGTTTAGTGGAAATCAGCAAGATGATGTCTGGAGCAGAGATCAGGATCGTCGGGAGAACATCAAGAAGCCGAGGAAGTAATGTCAACTTACATTGACAAGAAATTCATAGATCTTGTTGCAGTTCAATTACGCAATTTCAAGTGGAAAAAGTCTACACTTGCAAATTGCTCTTGTCCTGTCTGTGGCGACTCAAGCAAGAACAAGCGTAAGGCACGGGGATTCTTCTTCCAAAAGAAGGGGGATTTCTTCTATATGTGCCACAATTGTGGATTTTCTGCAACTCTATACAATTTCTTGTCTCAAGTTTCTCCTGCTTATGCAAAGGAGTATTCGCTTGAGCGTTGGAAAAATGGTGAGCAAGGGCATTCAAACTACAAGAAGCCAGAGATCACGATTCCTGCTCCTGTCTTCAAAAAAGACACAGGAGAACTTCAGTCTCTTTTGGAATTGAGTGAAAATCATCCTGCAATAAAGTTTTGCGAAAAGAGAAAGATTCCGAGGGATAAATGGAATCGTCTATTCTACACAGACAATTTCTCCAAATTTGCAATAGGATTGGATGACTCTCTTGAGTTGAAGAAGCAAGAGGGAAGATTGGTTATTCCTTTCTTTGATAGTGCTGGTAATATTATTGCTGCACAAGGAAGACTTTTGGAAATAAAGAGCAGCAATGATGTTCGATACATGACAATCAAGGCTGACAAGTCTATTGATCGGCTTTGGTATGGAATTGGAGAATGTGATCCAAGCAAGCGTGTGTATATTGTTGAAGGACCGATTGATTCTCTCTTCCTACCTAATGCTGTGGCAATGGTTGGGGCATCAAACTTTTCCATTCATCCAAAGATTGCCCAATCCGATGTGGTTGTTGCATTGGATAACGAACCGAGAAACTACGAGATTGTTTCTCTAATGGAACGATTTATAGATAATGGGTATCCTATTTGTGTTTGGGAAGATGGAATTGAAGGCAAGGATATTAACGACATGGTTCTTTCGGGAAGGACTACGGAAGAAATAGTTTCAATTATTGATCGGTGTACTTCCAAAGGAATGGAAGCACGACTGAAAATGAATTTCTGGAAAAAGGTATAAGA